CGAACTCGCTTTTGGATCCGGTCTAGGGATTTGCTCTTGGGGACTATTTACAGGAATTTCTTGAGTTTGTAAAGGGGGTCTGTAATTTTTAATCTGCTGGAGTTTGTAATTGACTGTGGACAACTGCTCCTGAGCCTCTACTAACTTATCAGAATCCCCGGCGTCATAAGCCTCTTTATAGGCTCGTTTAGCCATCTCCATCTCAAGTTCGGCTGCGCCTTTGGCCGTGTCTATAAAGGATTTCTCCCCCTCAGTCAGCCTAGATTTCAGACGCTTATTCTCTTCAAGGGCGTTTCTGGCAAAGGCCAAAGCCTCTTCCCGCTCCCTTGCAGCCTCGTCTTTAGCCCGACGCTCATCGTGCCAGACCTTTTTCATCTGCTTCAGGCGAGTCTTTACCTTGTCGGAATACTCTTCTAACTCGTCTGCGTCTAATTCTTGGACTATCTCCTTTGGAAGTGGCGTCCTGCCTCGGTCTTCCTCTGGGGTGTCGTCCTGAACTTCTATGTCAATATCAGGTTTTCCACTATTTTCTAGGGGTTTACCCTGATCTTCTTCAACTTCAAATTCGAAGTCGGGTTTTCCTTCTGCTTCTTTAGGTAAGGGCATTTCTTACTCCTATTTGCGAGAGATGCCACGGGGGTCTTCAACTACACCCTCCACGGAATCGTCGTTGATGATTCGGAATTCCCGGCCATGAATCTTGAGCCGAGTACCTGCGTGGGGGCGCACGAGAATAAAGTCCCCTACCTTGCACCACGGGCCAGTTGGGAAACGTGCTGGATCCTTATAGCAATCCGGCCCCATCTTGGCTACAAACAAAACTGTTGTGAGAAGTTCTTCGTGCTGCAACGTCAAGTCTGATTTGATAAGACCGCTTTCGTAGGTATCGTCAATCTCAGGAATTGCACACAAAATGCGGTATCCCGAAGGATCCGGTAACTGCTTGGCTTTGCGTTCGTCTGTGTCTGGCAGAGTACTTACTTCACCTTCTTCCGTTGCGATGGCAAGTTCAGTCATCGTTGTTTTCCATCCTTTCTGCTGTTTCTATAAGAATATTGTTTGCGATCAGAAGTCCACGATAGATTCCGCAGCCGTATTGGTAGGCTCCAAAATCCTTGGCATTACCTAAAACCGTGTCCTGCTCGATTACCTTCATTTCCTCTCGTATCTTGTCTGAGAGATACTTAAGTAAGTCACTGCTCATTTACTCTCCTTATGGTTAGGATTTACTACGAAGCCGAAGAAGTTCTTTGTCCCTCTCCAGTTTGATTCTTTCGTCCTCTGCCACTGCTTTGATTATGGCTTCAGACTTTTTAGAATTTAATTTCTCATCTTCGGCAGCGGCTTTGACCATTACATTAGCCTCAGCGATCTTCTCTTGTGATTGAATTCGCTGGCGCTCGATGTCTTGCTGCTGTGCCTTAAGTGTTGCGTCCGTCTTGTCTTTAAGTGCCTTGCGCTGTAGGTCTTGGCCCTTAAGTTGAAGTTCCTGCATCTGCATCTGAATGATGGGGTCTTGCGCTTGCTGTTGTGCCTGCTGTTGTGCAGCGGTGGCTTGGTTTTGTTGGAGCAATTGCTGGGATGCTTGGGCTACCAGACGGGATAGTGCGAACTCAATATCTTGTGGGATCTGTTCGTCATCCTCGTCAAACGCTGGTATCGGCGCTCCAACCTGTTGCTCGATCTGCTGGCGATACATATACCCAAAGTGCTCGGCAATGTGGGCCTGCAATGCGGCCATCATTTGATTTGCCATCGGGTTTTGTCCAATCATCTGTGCAGTCATTGGATCCTGCATAAATGTCTGGTGGGTTGTGATATGGGCTTGGTGATCTTGGTAAGCAAAAGCCTTGAGTGGCTTATTCTTAATCACGTCCATATTCTCTGAAACTGGATCTCTTGGCTTTTGGTCATCTGGCATCGGAACCAACTTGGCTGCGTTCCTAATACCCAAGACCTCAAGCATCTGCCGGTGTAGATATGGCAGATCATAGAGTTGCGGTGCGGTGGCGGCCAACTGCATGACCGCCTGATACTGGACAACCTTCTGCGACATGGTTGCCGCATTGGGATCTGAAACAGGGATTACGTCTACATCGTCGTAGTCTGACTGTTTAGCCCGGGGTGGCCCTTCTACCGGCTCATATGCATACTCTTCTGGGGTGTAGTCACGGATGATGTTTTTCAGGAGTTTGAATTCCTGCTTCATCGCATAGTGAATACGCGCCTGAACGGCTGACATTACCTTAAGCGTGCGCTCTAAGATTGCCAGCGTCGTCCCAACAGGGGACTGGGCACTCATGTCGGATACCTTCAGATCCGCTGCACTAGCGAATCTACGACCTTCTTCAACTATGGTGCCCAAGAGGGTATACAACACCTGACTCGGCTCCTTATAGGGGAGCGTCATGATGTTGTCTTTGATCGTACCTGAGGCTACGTCTACGTCTCTAAACTCTGCCGGTGCGATTGGTGTGTCATCGCCCTTAACTCTAAGACCTTTGGTTTTGAATCCACCGGGCAGATTTGACAGGGTTCCCGCATCAACAAGTTGACGAATAATAGAAGTGCCAGACTTAGCAAAAGCACCGATAAGGTGGATAAGACCAAAAGCATAAAAACCAAAGCCCGGAATATACGAGTAATGTACGAAATGATTTCTCTTCTGTTTAAGTTCATCGTCTGGATTCCAATTGCGTCGGATGGCTAAGACGTTCTGGGTGCCTTTTTCGATAGTAACAACGTAAGGCAAAGCAATGCCCGTCGGCTCCCCATCTTCGTCTTTGTCCTCGTACCCGGGCAGATCGATGTCAACGTGCATCTCAAGGATCTTGTACCGATCGTCGGATGAGGCACTAAATCCCATCTTCTCAGCGATCTTCTTTTCAACCTCATCGAATGAATCAACTGGATCACCAAGGTCTATGTCACGATAAAAGCCAGCAACCTGTAGCCTGCGTAGTTCGTTTTCCGTCTTACGCATTACATGGGTTACACGCTGGGAGGTCTGGATGTTTGAGGCGCCATAAGGAACCACAACATCCTCGGCCGGAACGAACAGAGATACCTGACGATCTAGGCTGGGGTCGAAATACACTTTCTTAAACGCATTACCCGCTAACCCCAAGCCCCACAACATACGCTCGTGCTCAGGCCGGTACTCAACCATCACTTCGGTTAATTGGTAGTTCATGTCATCCTTGACACGGACGGCCGCCTCTTTCTTCTCGGCTGTCTCTTTTCCTATGATCTGTGTCTTGACCGGCCCAGATGATGGGAAGGTCTCCATGATCGTCTCAGCCTGAAACTTAACTAGGGCTTCTGAGAGGAGGGGGTGATAAACACCACAGGCACCCGGCCAAGGTTCTGTCCGGTCTTCGATCTTTAATCCCAGTAACTCTAGGCCGTCTACATAAGTCTGCATCCAGTCTTTGCGGCTGGATAGGTCTTCTTCAAACTCGCCAAGTAAGTCGTTACATACTTCTGCTAACTCGCCCTCGTCCATATCTTCGGCGAGGTTGGCGTTAAAGTCGTCATCAATCTCTTCTTTTTCAATCTCTAATATTGGCTGACCATCAATTCCAATACGCACGGCCTCCGGGTCTTCAATCTCTATCTCAATAGCAGGCTCATCCATCATCTCTTCGAGATCTAGTCCCATCGGGGCTTGCCCTAGTGCTTTATCAATTGCCATATTTTGTCCTTAAATTAATCGCCAACGGCCAGTAGAGTAGTTTTCTGGCATATTTACTGCCCCACCTACAGCCATACGTGGCCCTATTTTTGTGCCGCCAAGTTGCTTTGGATCTGGTTGCATCAAAGATCCTCCGCCGCCGCCACCGCCGCCACCGGTTCTTTTCATGATCTCAGTAATTTTAGATCCAAAATGAACTCCTGTTCCTTTGTTTCCTTTTGGGCTTTCTGAATTAAAAATTTCAACCGGGTGATAGCCTTTAACAGGGGTTCTTTCATATGGAACTTCTGCTAATACTCTCCCAGCCTCTAAAGTTACGGGCGGCCCAGTTTTTACAAACTTACCATTTTCTAATTTAGTTGGCTGATAAGTGTATGGTTCTGCTAATTGAACTTGCGCTCTACCTGTTTGCTTACCTTCTTTATCTAAAACTGGATTGAATCGAGTTGCCGTGTTTTCGTCTTGTAGCCAACTGCCAACGGCATTCATGGCATTTCGATCCATGTAAATAGTTTTGATAGACCTGCCCTGTAAGCCGGTTGTTTTATCTGCGTGTTTTTCCCCACTTCTATTTCTTTGAGAAGTTTGATCTGAGAAATGAGCGTAAGTAGAACCCCTTTCGGTTCTATAAAGTCGCTCCGCATCTGGCAACTTATAAAAAGGATCGTATCCGGGTAATTCCATTAATAATATCCCTCAAACTTTCGCCTAAAGTATTCTGGCTCTTCAGGTTCATCTAAATTAGTACGAATAAATCCGCCCTTGCGGAATCTCATCAACGCAAGGGATACGGTATCAACATAGTCATCATGCTCGCCTGATGGGAAAGATGCAACTTCGTCAATCACTTCTTCAGCCCAATTAGTGCCCGGTGCCCACACTCTACCACTAGCGAACAGATCTGACACCGCATTTAGCCGGGTAATCTTGTCATTACCTCTGACCGGGGTGAATTCCTGCACCGGCATCCCCATCGCCCTGAGTTCATATATTAGAGGAGCGCCCGAGGCTTTCTTCTCGATGATCACACTGTCCGGTTCCCACTCCTTATATTGATCGATCGCCTCTTTTTTAAGTTTTGGAAACTCCATCCGATCCCTAAAGGCGTTCAAAAGAATGATATTGGTCTGATAAGTCCCGGTCTCGTCAGGGTGCTCGAAGACTCCCCATAGAGTCATGGCCGAATAGTCGGCGCGGTTGTTCGCTTCGAAGGCTGTATCCCATGCCATAAGGGTAAAGTCACAGCGAGGCGGGTCTTCATCCTCCCAAACCTTCCACCATTCCCGTTTTATGATGGCTGAAGACTCAGATGTGGGGTTCTGTTGGTATTGAGACTGCCATTTAGAGTTGGGAAGTTCGGTTTTTAGCGCTTCTAATTCATTAATAGGCCAGAATTCAGGCCATAAAGGGTTTCCAGAGGGCAAAATCGCTGGGAATTCGATAACTTCCCACGATTCTCCGCCTCTTTGACCCTCAGCCTTTAAGACTTGGCCGGTCAAATCTCTCTTTCCCCACCGAGTCATAACGACAATGATCGATCCACCCGGCTGAAGACGCTGACGTGGGCCAGAGGAGTACCATTCGTAGACCTTATCGTAGATCTCAGGGTTCGAAGCCGCTAAGGCTGCCTCTTGTTCTGAGTGCGGGTCGTCAATAATCAGTAGATCGGCACCTTTTCCAGTAACCGTACCCCCAACACCGATAGCGAAGTACTCGCCGTTCTGATTTGTAGACCAACGACCGGCCGCTTTTGAGTCTTGTCTCAGAGATACGTTAGGAAAGACCTTGGCAAAAGTCTCCCCGTCCACAAGGTTACGAACCTTTCGTCCGAAGCCAACGGCCAGTTCGGCTGTATTCGAACACTGGATGATCTTTTTACCCGGAAACTTACCCAGAAACCAAGCAGGCAATAAGTAAGAGGCAAACTCAGACTTAGTGTGCCGGGGTGGCATATTAATGATCAGTCTCTTAGTCTTCCCCGAGGCGATCTCTTCAAACTTCTTAGCCATAACAGCGTGGTGTCTTCCATGTATAAACCCGGGCCACATGGTCTTTACGAAAGACATAAAGTTAGTTTGCCCTCGCTCCCTCATAACAGCGTCAGAATACTGCTGCGCCATAATAAGTAAGGACTCACGTTCCCCCTCT